CGTAAGCGTTGCCGCTCACCTCGGTGCCGGTGCCGGCGTCGGTAGGGTCTGCGGTGTGCAGGCCCAGGTAGACCGTCGTCGGCGACGTGTACGCCGTGTTCGACAGCACGTGCAGCAGGATCTTGTTCTCGAGATAATCTGAAAATGCACTCACGGGATAACCCTCGTCGGTTTGACTGTCATGGCCATGCGCCCCTGGCTAAATGCCGCGCGCTCGTTCTGCAGGATCATGTCCTCGATGGCCTGCCCGTAGAGCGGGGTCCAAAGGCCCACGCGCTCGTCGTCGCGTAAGTACGGGGCCGCCTGCAGCAGCGACCCGTATAGATACACATCAGGGTGCCGCTCCAATATCCAATTCGATGCGTTGGAGTCGGAGAGCTTGGCGAGCGTCGCCACGTAGGTGATCTCCGCCGTGTACCCGGTGTCGGGCGGCGGCAGCACCTCGATCTGGTTCCCGACCAGCGCGAAATACAGCGGCTTGCCGGTCGTGCGGTACAGGGTCTTCTTCGCGTCCAGCTCGTCCTCGGTCAAGAACACGAGCTGCTGCACGGGCGCCGTCGAGGTCAGCACCAGAGACTTGGCCGAAAGGAAGTCAGACGGCAGCGCCGAGAACGGCGTGTCGATGGTGGCGTCGGCGCGCTTGACCATCTTCTGCGTCGGCAGCCGGCGCTCGAGCTGCGCCTCGGCCAACGAGATGAAGTCCGGGATGACCGACGTGAGGTCGTCCCGGTTCAGCCAGTCGGCGATGCTCGCCCTAAGCGCGCTGTATGATGTTAGAGCCATCCACCTGTTCCTTCATCGCCCATGCGCCTTCGTGTGAATACTCGAAGGTCCCGATGTGCTTAACCTGGTGCGAGAGGTCATGGTCCACGAGTACCTCGTAGCCCGCCTCGCGCGCCTTGCTGCAGAAAAACACGTCCTCGCCGATGTAGTGATTCCCGACGGTCGAGTAGGGGATCGCAAACCACGGCGCCTCCACCTTCTCGAACACCTCGCGCTTCACCATCATCACCCCCATGCCGATGTAATCCACCGGCTGGAGTCCCTCAGAGTCCGGCGCGGTATACACCCGCCCGATCTCGCCGTTGTTGTCCATCATCGCCACCGGCTTGACCGGCATACGGCGCGTCGCATAATTCGCGGCCACGATGGGCTTGTCGCGCAGCATGAGGTGCCCGATGGTCTCCCTCGGGAACCGCATGTCTGAGTCAAGCCAGAGGAGATAGTCCGCCTTCTCCTCGAGAGCCTGCCGCGCAAGCTCCATCCTTTGAGAGGCGATCAGAGTCCCGTGCGAGGTGTAAAGCAGCACACGGTCGTCTGTTGTCGCGGTGTGGAACGACATCGCGCGCGCTAGGTCATAGGCGAACGAGGTCATCACCGTGTCCCTTGCCGGGACCAGAATCGCGACCGAGCGGCTCATACGCGCCCCGGCCGTGTTCTGAAAAATCTGTTGTCGGGGTCGTTGAGCCAGCGCTTCATCGCGCTAGGGTCGTCGATGATCCCGTCCTTCTTCAGCCGGTAGAACAACGGCATCGGAATCGAGGCCACCTTGCTCCACTCGCCCCAGCGCGTCCTCTCGTCGGTCGCGGCATACTGGGCCTTGTTCTGCTCCACCAAGTCGCCGACCTCGAAGACCGTCTCGATGGTCGCCTCGTCACGGTCGGCGTCGTAGTGCCACCACTTCGTGGTGCCTGTCGTCGGGTCAAAGTCAAAAAGCTTCTTGCCCGAAGATTGCATATTTACCTCAACTCAAAGGGCGCCGGCACAATTACCGGCGCCCCCGAGTTTACATCACCCGATTAGGTCGTGGTGAGGTCAGCCGCGAGGCCGTGCGCGGCCTCGGTGTTAACCTTCAAGCCCCACTCGACGAGGATCATGCGCTTCTCGGCGTCGCCGGTCTTGGCGAGCTGCACCGTGCTGAACGGGCGCAGGAACGAAACGGCCGCGTACTCGGGGTCGAGCACGAAGGCGTCACGCTCACGCTGGAACCGGTTCGGGACGACGTTCACGTTGCCGAAGTCGGAAACGTAGACATCAGCCGCGCCGATGATGGTAGCGGCACGGTTGCCGACCACTTCCTTGCGGATTTCCGCGATACCGGCAAAGCCCGACACGCGCTGCTTGTTGACCGGGCCCACCATCAGCACCTTGGGGGTGCCGCCGGACGCCCAGACCTTCTGGATGACCGACTTGAGGATGGACTCCGTGAAGGTGCGCAGGTTGGCATCGGTCGCGTCCGTGCGGGTCGCGTTCGGCTGCGTGGTGTACGACGGATCGGCGCCGGTCGTGCCCTTGTCCGTGTTGGTCTTCAAGAAGGCCAACAGCGAGCCCGTCTTACGGAGCGCCGTGCTCACGCCAGCCGAGCCACCCGAGGCGGCCTGGTTGGTGAGCATGATGCTCTCCATGTCGCGCTTGAGCTCAGCCGAGCGCTTGGCAAGCTGGTAAGCCAGCTCCGAGCGACGGCCAGCCTTGTCCACCGACTCGAGCGTGCCCGAGAGGATGAGCGTCTTGCGGCTGACCTGCGTGTAGTTGCCGACACGAACCGTCGCCGTGGTCGAATCGTAGGACGACACGTCGTCGCCTTCGATCTGCGCGTTGGTCGTGGAGGCCGCAGCGAGGGCGTCCGTCTGCCACTCGAAGAACGTGTTCTTGACGTTCTCGCGGCCGACGTTCGACATGAACGGCGTCTCTTCCGGCGAGATGTTGTAGATCACATTCGAGAGCGACTCTCGGATACCTTTGGCGCCGAAGGTATCGAACGTATTAGCGGTCTGAGTCATTGTCCATTACTCCAAAAATTGTTCAAACACGGCAGCAGCATCGCGCTTGCTGCCACTATTTGCGAGTTTTGAAAAAGCGGCCTTCGATGCGACGACCCTGGACGATTGCGGCGTGGAGGCGGCTCCGGCCCTCATGGGCTTGGCCTTCTGCATGATCTGCGGACGCATCTGATCGCGTTTGCTCATCAGCTGGTCGAACATCATCGCCTTGCGCAGCGCCAGGACGGCCCGGGCGTCGTAGATGTCCGAAATCTCCTCGACCGTAAAGCCGAGTCTTTCGGTGGCATATTCGACGATCTTCGCCTTCTCGGCGCGCGCCTTGTCAGCGTCGCGCCACTCTGGCATGGCCTCCAAGAGCTTGCTGCGTTCGGACTCGAGGGTCTTCTCGGCCTCCGCTCTCTCTTCAGCCTGCTGCTGCTCCACCAGAGCCTGCTTCTGGGTCTGCACCCACGCCGCCTGCTCTTGCCTGGACCGGACCAGCTCGCGCTGTCGCACCCACTCGACCGGGTTCTCTGCGTAGAGCCTCTCCCAGTCAACCTCGGGCGGTTGCAGCGACTTGAGCGTGCCCTCCAGGGCTGCCAAGGTCTGCGCATACCGTTGCCGCTCTTCCCGCGCCAGGGCCGACTCTTGCTGTGCCTGTTTCCGGGCCTCGGCGATCGCCTGCGTCTTGCGCGTGTAATCCGCGGTGCGGGAGTAACCCTTCAGCAGCTCATCCAGCGGGACGTCGACTTCTTCCCCGTCAACCTTGACGCGGAATGTCTGGCCCGGCTGGGGCGCCTCTTCGGCATCCTCCTCGCCTTCGGTCTGCTCGCCCTCGTCGGCGGACTCGCTCGCCGCTAACTCGGGCTCATCTTCCGCCACGCCTTCCGTTTCGGGCTGCTCGTTTTCGCCTTCGTCGGCGGCGAGCATCTGCTCGAAGACATCTTGCGTGGACTGTACGTTTCCCGGGGGTGTACCCGTGCCGGTAGTGCTCATAGTTTTATTATTCACCGTCTGCCAGAGATTTTGTCGATGTCTCGGTTGGCGATGGCGCCGTTGTCGATCACCACCCGCAGGTGGCGCTGGATCTCGGCCAGGATGCCGACCGCGAGCCACAGCCGCTCGCGCTCCTCTTGGTCGGCGGGCTTGCTCTGCCGCCACGCTTCCATGTACCGGCGCTCGAGCTCGGCGAAGGCCTCGGCCATGATGGGGTTCTCGAGCAGCTCCTTGGCCTGCACCCCCTTGCCGGCGTCGATGTACGGGTTGCGCTCGCTCAAGCCAGCAGCCCGCTCTTGGGGCGGTTCTTCATGGCGCGCTTCAAGAGCTTGCCGCCCTTGTCGGCCTTGTTGAACTCCTTGGCGACCTTCACCGGCACGCCCACCTTCTTGGCGAACTCCTTGGAGTGCGCGGCGCCGGCCATTAGGCGGGCTTGCTTGGCGGACTTGCTAGGCATAAATCACTCCCGTTTCTTGATTTTGGTTTTTTTCTCAGCGCCGGGGAAAAGAGCAAAATTTCTTCCGCGCCCACCCAAATCTTCAAATTTTGTCCCTTGCACGCCTACGGACTGCAAAAATCTAGCGGCGGCTTCACTTCCGCTATTTGCATCAACATCGCTCAACCCGGGAAAATCAGCTTGCTCATCCCACATTTCTTTAATCGCTCTGTAGATGTGTTCCCCGGTTGGGTTTTCAACCCCGCCTTCTATGGTTCCAAGAATGCCATTTTGAGTTATTCCGGATTTTTCCAATTTTGCACGAACGCTAGGAGATTGAGCAGACAAAGGCACATCCCAATCCAACATTTCGTCAAGCATTTTATCCGGCAGATCAATTGTATAAATGTTCCCGCCCGGCTTTTTACCGCGGAAATCTTTTGCTACTTCCTTCATTTCTGCCAAGTATGACCCATGACCAAAAGCCTGGCGGCCATATCCTGAGCCAATTTTAGAGGAGTCTAGTTCTCCTAAAGGATTGTCTTGAGTCGGCTCAAATTTGTATGGGGAGCCTTGGTACACATCAATATCTAAAACAGGCCCGCGGCGCATACGAGACAAGATGTTTCCAAACGGAACGAAATTGCTAGCAGCCATCGCACCGGCAGCAGGGTCTTTGGCACGGCGCGCGCGCTCAAGGTCGCGCAGCGCCATCGCCTGGCCGACGCCGGGCAGCGCCCCGAGGCCCATCTCGAGCGCCGTGTCGCTCTCGGCCTGCGGGTCGAGAGACAGCAGCCCGCGCGCCTGTCGCTGCACGGCAGGGGCAGCTTGCGCGGCCTCTTGCAGCCGCTCCGACTCTGGGTCAAGCAGCCCGCGCGACGCAAACTGGTCGCGCAGGATCTCCCACCATGCCTTTCGTTCAGCCACCCTTCGTCCCTCGGTATCGTTTTAAAAGCCGCCGCCCCTTGGCGACGGCGCTGGCCTTGTCTCCACGGTGCCCCCACGCCTCGAGGCTCAGCTTGAGGCGCGTCTTGTCGCCCTGCTCGTCCACCAGTAGCCCGGGCATCGAGCCCATGCGCGTCAGGAACGAGCCCTTGCGGCGCATCTCCTGCGGCGAGTCCGGCGCTCCCTTGACGGGCGCCTTCAGCGTGCCGCCGGTCTGCGCCTTGTACGACGCGCGCCCCTTGGCGTTGAGGCCGCCGGTCTTTGACTGGCCCTCGGCGCGTTGCCACGCCGGCGTCTTCACCCGCGCTTCTTCGCCGTCTTCTTCGAGGCCTTGAAGGCCGCGGCGGTCGGCGCGTCCTTTGCGCCAGGCTTGCGCATCTTCTCGCCGCTGCCGGCGGCGATCCGCGCGCGCTTGGCGTTGATGTTTGAATAGAGACCCTGCTTCATTTCATCACCTCATTCCATATCCAAAGCTGTCCGTAAACATATCACGACCCGGCCGCGAGAACGGAGACGCAAACGGCGAGGGCGCGTAGGACTGCATCTGCGGCGGCTCGTAGAACATCGGCGCCGACTGCACCGGCGTGT